TCTTCCCTTCAAGAACTGTTTAATCTGTTCAATCAAAAACTTACCACAACATGCTGTGGCTGCGTACTCTTGATGATAATACACATCGCTCCACTTCAAGTCATAGTCACAAAGCAAAGTTGATACATGAGCCATCAATGCTGAAAACCTTGGGGCTGGACAATGGTAGTCTTCAAAGTTTCCTGTGACACATATGCCTATGCTGTGTTTGTTCTGGCCTTTGGTGTGTGCGCCTGACTTGTTTAAAGACCTACCCTTGGCAATGGTGCAGTCATCGAGTAACACATAATGATACCCGATACC